ACAATGGTTCTATCACTGTAGACTCTAGCGTAACAGCAGACGGTTCTCTAATCAGCTTGATCAAAACAGCCGTTACAGAACCACAACACAGCTCACTAATCTACGCATTACCTAACTATGCGATTAAATCTGTACGTGACGCTTCTGACGCAAAACAAATCATTTACTATCTGAATGAAGAACTAACTGGTTCTACTGGTTCAGGTTCTGGTGGTGAGTGCTCATTAACTATCAACACTGGCTCTGGCGTGTTCGCTTCTCCAGACGAGACAGACAACTTCACTTTAGTGTGGTTTGATTCTAGCTCTGGCGGTACTGTTGTCGCTCCTATCTCTTACACTGCAGGTGGTAGCTCTTCTATCACGTTTACTCTATCAGACACATACGCTTCTTCAAACTTCCTCGTTATGGCGACAGTTAAGAAGATTGGTACTGACGGTGGTGAAAAGACTAAAACATTACAGTCTGCAACTCAAGCATATTTGACTCCAGCTGCAGCTACTAAACTTATCCTATCTCTAGGTAAGGCAGATATTATTCGTATCAAATCCATCATGATGGACACAGGTACATTTGATAGCCCAACTGGTACATACGGTATCGACATTTTTGATCGTTACGATCTAGACGATGGTCAAAGAGACAGTCATTACGATCTTGGTCGTCTGCTATTGAAGCATTCATTTGCTCCTCCTTCAGCACCAATCTCTGTTACATTCGAGTACTTCTCTCACTCAGCTGGTGACTACTTCACTATCAACTCATACCCATCTACTATCAGAAAAGAAAACATCCCATCTTACAATGGCGTTTCTCTTCGTGATGTGTTAGATTTCCGTCCACGTATCGGTGATGCTGGTACTCTATTCAGCGGTTCTGGTTCTTCTTTCTCATTCGCTCCAAAGCGTGGACAAGACATCACTGTTGACTACTCATACTACCTGTCACGTAAAGACAAGATTGCTATCGACTTTAGCGGTAAGTTCTTTGACATCAAAGGTGTTTCTGCTCTAGTTCCAGGCGAACCACTAGATCCAGCATTGGGTATGGTTCTTTACAAGTTGACTCTTGAGCCTTACACTTTTGGTACTGGAAACGCCAACGTAGTTATCGACCAAGTTGATAACAAGCGTTACACTATGCGTGATATCGGTAAGCTAGAAAAGCGTATCGACAATCTAGAATACTACACTTCTCTATCATTGTTAGAGCAAGAAACTAAGTCATTATCAATCACTGACTCTCTAGGTAACGAAAGATTCAAGAACGGTTTCATCGTTGATTCGTTCACTGGACACAATGTTGGTAATGTATTATCTCCAGATTACCTGTGCTCTATCGACATGCAGGCTGGCGAACTACGTCCATTCTTTACAATGGACAACATCAACATGGTTGAAAGCCTAACCAACGATACAGATCGTACCAACGCTGGTTACAAGATGTACGGTGATGTTATCACTCTACCTGTTGTTGATCACCTACCATTGGTTAAACAAACTTACGCTTCTCGTCTAGAGAACATCAACCCATTCGCCATCTTCACGTTCCTTGGTGATATCCGTATGAACCCATCGTCAGATGATTGGTTCGAGACTGCTCGTCGTCCAGATATTATCCGTAACGTAGAAGGTAGCTTCAACACTATCGCTGCTCTTGCAACTCAAGCTGGTATCCTTGGTACTGTTTGGAATGCATGGCAGATTCTATGGATGGGTCAACCTCTTCCAGTTGGTGGTTCATTAGTTCAGTATACAACTGGTTCTAACTGGGCTAACCAACGTGCTCTTGAAGAAGGTGCTACTTACATCAACGTAGACGAATTTAATAATCGTTTCGGTGGTGGTTCAGGTGGTGGTCCAGCTCGTCAAGTTTATGTTTCTACAACTGCACAGCAAATTGGTCGTGGTCGTACTGGTGTTAAGTCAACTCTGGCAGTTCAGTTTGAGCGCCAAGTTGTGGACGATAAAGTAGTTTCAACTGCTCTTATCCCTTACATCCGTTCACGTAACATCTTGGTACAAGTTAAAGGTCTGAAGCCAAATACTACATTCTACCCATATTTCGATAATATCGGTGTAAATGCTCAGACAACTCCAGCTTCTTACATTACTTACACTCTACCAACTGCAACTTCTACTGACTTTGAAATTGCCAAGAACTCTGGTGCTCTTGCAACAGAAAACGCTCGTATCATCGATCGTATTGCTGGTGTTCTAAACGCTGATAATTCTGGTAACCTATGTCTGAACGTGGGTGATGTTATCACTGGTGGTACTTCTGGCGCGACTGCTGTTGTTATCGGTAAAGACTACAACACTGATACAGGTGTTCGTCGTTTACACGTTGTGAACATCAAAGGTACATTCTCTTCTGGTGAGAACGTAACTGGTTCTATCTCTGGTGCCATCGCTTCGATCACTTCACCACAAGCCAACAAAGCTCTTGGTGCTGGTCTAGTGACTAACTTTATCGGTGACTTGAACTTCATCTTCAACATCCCAGACAACGACTCATTGAAGTTCCGTACAGGTACTCGTGAATTCAAGTTGTTGGACGTTGCAACTGTTGATGGACAACAATCATCTTCAGCTAAGATTCAATACCAAGCAACTGGTATCCTAGAGACTCGTCAACAGACAGTTAACTCCATCCGTAACGCTCACATCATTCAAGAGATTGTTGCTGAAAACGACACAATCACTAAGACTGTTGAACGTGTGGCACGTGATACTGGTTGGTACGATCCGTTGGCTCAGACATTCTTGGTTCAGTCTACTGGTGGCGCATTCTTGTCCAAAGTTGATATCTTCTTTGCGACTAAAGACACTACTCTTCCAGTGACTTTAGAAATCCGTGAAGTTGTGAACGGATATCCAGGTAAGCGTATCCTTCCATTCAGCCGTGTTACATTGAACCCGAACCAAGTTAACTTGTCTTCGACTACAGTTGTGATGACTGATGGTACTGGCGCTTCATATCCTAAGTATGACACTCCAACTACATTCACTTTCCCATCTCCTGTTTATGTTCAGGACAATGCGGAATATGCGATCGTTCTAGCCTCTGACTCAAACAACTATAAAGTTTGGATCAGCCAGATGGGTGACATTATCCCAGCTTCGTCAAGAACTATCTCTGAGCAACCATACGCTGGTGTTCTATTCAAGTCTCAAAACGCTTCTACTTGGACAGCGAACCAAGATCAAGACTTGAAGTTTACTGTGTACCGTTGCAAGTTCGACACAGACGTGGTTGGTAGCGTTGAGTTCGTCAACGACGTTCTTCCACTACAGATTATCGAAAACAACCCATTCCAGACAGTTTCTGGAACTAACAAGGTTCGTGTATGGCACCGTGACCACGGTATGTTCGTAAACTCTAAGGTATCATTCGATAACGTAGATACAACTACTTACGCTGGAACTGTTTCTTCAGGTGGAACAATTACTTGTTCTAACTCAAGCACTACTGTTACTGGTGTTGGTACTCTATTCATTGACGATATCACTGCATCTAACACTGCCTTGTTCCGTGCTTCGGATGGTAAATTGATCGGTATTATCGACCACGTGACTAGCGATACTTCTCTGGTTCTTAAGGCTAATGCTTCAGTCACTATCAGCAGTGGTGTCGCTTACACTTACGCTCTACCAGTTCATGGTATCCCAGTTACTGAGATCTACAAGAACAGTCTAAATGCTTCTATTGTTCACACTATCAGTGACGTAGACTTGGACTCTTACGTAATCACTGTTACAACTAACGCTGATACTACAGGTTATACTGGTGGTGCCAACGTACGTGCAACAAACAACGTGATTTACGATATCGTTCAACCAGCTATTCAGGCTCAGAACTTCTCTGACACTAAGTGTGACTTCTTATTGAAGACTACTACTGGTAAGTCAGTAGACGGTTCAGAATCACCATACACTGTTGGTGACTACTACGGTGTTATCCCGAACGATAACAACCTGTTGTTCTCTCCAGCAGTTGTAGCTTCTACTGTGAACCAAGCAGCGTTTACTTCATCGAAGACTGCTTATTTGCAAGCTGTCATCTCTTCGGACAACGACGCTCTTTCGCCAATTATTGATACTCACAGAACTTCATTGATCGCCGTTTCTAACAAGATCAACAAGCCATCTGAGACTAACATTAACGTACCTGAACTGGATAACCGTGCTATCTTTAGCCATGGTTCTGGAGCGTTTACATTCAACACTAACGGTACTATCACTTCTACAGTGACTGCTATCCGTGAAGCGATGGCTATTATCTCTGTTGGTAAGTATATCACTATCACTGGTGCGACTACTAGCGGAAATAACAAGACTGTTCTAGTGACTAGCGTTACAGATAACGGCACAACTGCCACTATCGGAACTAACTCTACGTTTACATCAGAAGGTTCTACTACTGGAACTACTGTTACTCTACGTAGCTTATTCGTTGACGAGATCGCTCCAAGCGGAAGTTCTTCAGTGAATAAATATATCTCGAAATCTATCAACTTGGCTAACCCATCTAACTTCTTTAGAATCAGATTGGCTACAAACTGCCCGAACGAGGCAGACGTTCTTGTGTATTACAAGACTTCGCCAGTTGGTTCTGTTCTAGACTTAGAGAACGTAAACTGGACTCAAACTAACCCAGACGTTGCGATTAGAAAAGTCCAGAACGGTGA